CCCCAGGGGTACTTGCCTTTGTTGCCGCTCGTACCTCGCGGACAAAGGCTGGCGCGAGTGACTTTCTCCAACAGCGGAGAAAGTCACCAAAGACGCCGCCCAAACCTGCGGTTTTGGGATTTCCCTCACGCGCTGCGGCGTTGTGCGGTGTCGATCATGCATACCGCACGATCGCGGGAACTGTGTCATGTTCGCATCAAGTATGATCCCCTGTGGGTCTGTTTTCGCTGTCGCTGGCGCTGCGCTCTGCTCTCAACGGTGGGTGCAGATGCTTCTACCGTTCCGCCTGACTGCGGCAGCAAGGGGGTGCAGAGGGCATCATATTTGCAGGAAAAACGATGGGTTTTCCGCGATCGCGCGGGACAGGGCGCCGACTCTGCACAGGGCCGCAGCGCGGAGGAAATCTTTAGAAACGTAGTTTCTAAATGGCGCTTTTGGGCACTTTTGCCGCCACGGGCAAAAGCGCCTCGCGCCAGCCTTTGTCCGCGAGGTACGAGCGGCAACAAAGGCAAGTGCCCCTGGGGCACGCCCGGAGAGCGAAACAAAACCTCTTGGTACAAGCCCCCTGCTAGGCACCATGCCGCATCGTGCCACATCGGCCCACCTTGCGCCGCATGCTTCCACCACATCGACACCGCCCCCGGGGCGGAGAAAGGACAGATCCTATGACCGATCGCATCGACAACGCCCCCGCGGCGGAGGTGAGCGCCTCCGCCGCCCCTGCCGGAGCGGAGAAGGGGGCCGCCCCCGCCGGGCCGAGCGCCCCTGCCGACACCGCCCCCGACGCCGCCGACTTCGAAGCGCTGATCCGGGGCCGGTACAAGGAGGCCTTCGACGCCCGGGTGCGGAAGATCCTGGACGGGCGGCTGCGGGGCCTGCGGCAGGAGAACGAGCGGCTGCGCCGCCTCTCCGACGGGGCCCGGGACACGGCCGTGGCCGCGCTGGACCGTCTGGCCCGGGACGAGGGCGACATCCGGGCGGTGTACCCCGGCTTCCGCTGGCAGCGGGAGCTGGCCGACCCGGCCTTCGCCCGGCTCATCGGCGCCGGGGTGGACGGCCGCACCGCCTACGAGGTGGTGCACCGGGAGGAGCTGCTGCGCCGGGCCATGCGCTACGCCGCCGGCCGCGCCGTGACCCAGACGGCCCGGTCCATCGCCAGCGGCGCCCGGCCCGTGGCGGAGAACGGCGGCCGCAGCGCCGCCGTGACCCGGCCCGACCCCCGCCGCCTGACGCCCACCGAGCTGGCGGACATCCGCCGCCGGGTACAGAACGGGGAGAAGATCCGGTTCTGAGCGGAGGGACGCCCCGCGGAGGGCATGGGAGGACGCGCCCGCTGCCGTCGCGACGTCCCCGCGCCGCCCCCGCACCGCGTCCCGCCGCGCCGGACTGACAGGGTCGTGACCTGCCACGGATACCGCATCCCACCACCGGGCGCACCGCGCCCCCGACGCCGGGGGGCTCCACACCGCACAGCCACGAAAGGAGATATACCATCCATGAACGACCATATCTACGACCTGCAGCTCTTTGCCGACAGCAACGTCCAGACCACCGGCGGCCTGAGCGCCGAGATGAAGACCTACTACGGCATGGAGCTGCTGGAGAACGCCAGGCCCCAGCTGGTCCACAACCAGTTCGCCGCCACCAAGCCCCTGCCCACCGGCGGCGGCAAGACGGTGGAGTGGCGCAAGTTCGGGTCCTTCGACAAGGCCCTGACCCCCCTCACCGAGGGCGTCACCCCCGACGGCTCCGGCATCTCCGTCAGCTACATCACCAAGGAGCTGGCCCAGTACGGCGACTACACCACCGTGTCCGACATGCTGGACCTGACCGCCATCGACGACGTGGTGCTGGAGATCACCGACCGCCACGGCGCCAACATGGGCCTGACCCTGGACACCGTGACCCGCAACGAGATCCAGCAGGGCAACCAGGTCCTCTACGCCCCCGACGAGGAGGGCAACGAGATCACCAGCCGCTACGACCTGACGGGGGCGTGCCGGCTCACCAGCCAGCTGGTGGCCCGGGCCGCCACCCATCTGAAGAAGATGAACGCCCCCACCATCGACGGCAAGTACGTCTGCATCCTCCACCCCAGCGTGGCCTTCGACCTGCGCCAGGACCCCGACTGGGTGGCCGCCCACCAGTACGCCGCCGCCAGGGAGCTGTTCTCCGGCGAGATCGGCGAGCTCCACGGCGTCCGCTTTGTGGAGACCACCGAGGCCAAGATCTTCCGGGGCGCCGACCTGGCCTCCGACAGCCGCACCCTGACCGTCAAGACGGCGGTGAACGGCGGCAAGACCGTCAGCTTCGAGGGCGGCGCCCCGGCCGCCGGCGCCCTGGCCGGCCGCTACGTGCTCATCGGCCGCGTCCGCAGCCGCGTGGTCAGCAACACCGCCTCCGCCATGACGCTGGAGGACAACGTCACCGCCGCCGTGGGCGAGACCATCTATCCCGGCGAGGGCGGCGCCGGGGGCTGCGCCGTCTACGGCTGCCTGTTCCTGGGCAAGGGCGCCTACGGCGTGGTGGACCTGAGCGAGGGCACCGAGGTCATCGTCAAGCCCCGCGGCTCCTCCGGCACCGCCGACCCCCTGGACCAGCGCTCCAGCGTGGGCTGGAAGGGCGTCCACGCCGCCGCGATTTTGTACGACGAGTACATCCTGCGCGTGGAGTGCGGCAGCTCCTACTCCGGCCAGGACAAGGCCAACTGACGAGATGCGGGGCGCGGAGCGGTATCCGCGCCCCGCACCGACAAGCAATAAGACTTTACATCCATTTGCCCACAAGGACAGGAAAGGAGCAGCTTATGAGACAACACACCGGCGGCACCGTGACCGTGCTGATCCCCCGGGGCCGCAAGCAGGAGGAGAACTTCGTCATCGTCTCCGTCAACGGCCGCAGCTGGAAGATCATGCGCGGCGTGGAGGTGGAGGTGCCGCGCCACGTGGCGGAGGTGCTGGAGAACGCCCGCATGATGGCCGAGGCGGCCCGCAGCTATGTGGACCGCATGGCCAACTGAGGGGAGGGAGCCGACCATGGCCCATCTGACCGCGGGCGCGGTGCTCTCCCAGGTGGACGCGCTGCTGCCCAACCAGTACACCGACGCGGAGAAGCGCCGCTGGCTGACCCAGGCCGAGGGCTTCGTGGCCCGGGAGGTGGTGGCGCCCTGCGCCGGGGGCGGGGAGGTCGCCGTGCCGGACACCCTGGCCGACGGCGACGCCCTGCTGGCCCCGCCGCCCTACGACGAGCTCTACCGCCACTACGTGGAGAGCCAGATCCACTACGCCAACGGCGAGACGGAGCGGTACAACAACGCCGCGGCGGCGTGGAACAACGGCCTTTTGACGCTGCGGGACTTCTGGTTCCGCACCCACGCGCCCCGGGGCCCGGCGGCCCTGCGGCTGTGCTGAAGGGGGGCGGGCGCATGTTTTTTCCCCGCCTGACGGCGCCGGCCCTCCGCCGCACCGCCGTCACCGCCTTCGCCGGCTATGACCGGCGCACCCCGCTGCAGCCGGGCGCCTTCGCCCACACGGAGAACCTGTGCGCCGACGGCTGGCCCGCCCTGACCGTCCGGCCCCGGCGGGCCGTGGCCGCCACGCTGCACCGGCCCAACGGCCTCACCGCCAAGGACGCCCTCATCTGGGTGGACGGCGGCACGCTGTACATCAACGGCCTGGCCACCGGCCTGCAATTGACCGACGGGCCCAAGCAGCTGGTGGGCATGGGCGCGTATCTGGTGATCTGGCCGGACAAGATGTACATCGACACGGCCCGGCTCAGCGACTTCGGGCCCCTGGAGCGCACCGTCACCACCTCGGCGTCGGTGAGCTGGGCCCCCTGCCGCGCCGACGGGGCGGCCCTGACCTACGCCAGCGGCGCCGCGGAGCCCGCCGGGCCCCGGATCGGCGCGCTGTGGCTGGATACCGGCGTGTCCCCGGCGGTGCTGCGCCAGTACGGCGCCGACGGCTGGCAGACACTCGCCGACACATACACCGCCCTCCGCTGCCCCGGCATCGGCGCGGGCTTTTCCGCCGGCGACGCCGTGGACATCAGCGGCTGCGCCGCGGAGGAACTGAACGGCAGCTTCCTGCTGCAGTCCGTGGCCGACGACGCGCTGGTGGTGGCGGCGCTGGCGGAGGCGGGCAGCCAGAGCGGCGCCGTCACCGTCTCCCGCACCGTGCCGGACATGGACTACGTGGTGGAGTGCGGCAACCGGCTCTGGGGCTGCAAGTACGGCCTGGCGGACGGCAAGACCGTCAACGAGATCTATGCCAGCAAGCTGGGGGATTTCAAAAACTGGCGCGTCTTCCAGGGCCTCAGCACCGACAGCTACGCCGCCGGCCGGGGCAGCGACGGCGCCTTCACCGGCGCGGCGGCCTATCTGGGCAGCCCCCTGTTCTTCAAGGAGCACTGCATCGAGCGGGTGTATCCGGAGGCCTCCGGCGCCCACCAGATCGTCACGCTCCAGTGCGACGGGGTGAAGCAGGGCAGCGCCGCCAGCTTGCAGGTGGTGGACGGGACGCTGTACTACCACGGCGTCCACGGGGTGTGTGCCTTCTCCGGCAGCCTGCCGTCGCCGGTGTCCGCCGCCCTGGGGGACACGGTGTACCACGGCGCCGTGGCCGGGGCGTGGCGGGGCCAGTACTGGGTGTCCATGGCCGACGAGAGCGGCGCGTGGCACCTGCTGGTCTACGACGTCCGCCGCCGGCTGTGGCACCGGCAGGACGCCACCCGGGCCGCGGCCTTCGCCGCCGCGGACGGCGAGCTCTACTGCCTGGAGGGGGACACCGGCCGGCTGCTGGCCCTCCACGGCCTGGCCGGCACGCCGGAGGAGGGGAGCGTCCGCTGGGCGGCCGAGAGCGGCGACCTGGGCCTGACGGAGGACCGCAGCCGCTACCTCCAGCGGCTCACCGTCCACGCGTCGGTGCCGGCGGGGGCCTCCGTCACCGCCGCCGTCAGCTACGACGGCGGCGAGACCTGGGAGAGCCAGGGCACCGTCACCGGCGGCGGCGCGGCGGCCCAGCGGGCGCTGCTGCACGTGCGGCCCCGGCGCTGCGAGCGGCTGCGGCTGCGGCTGAGCGGCACCGGCGCCGTCAAGGTATACAGCCTGACGGCCCTGTACGGAAAGGGGAGTGACGGCCCGTGAGCAAGGTACAGATGCCCCCCGCGCCGGCGGGGGAGCTGCAGGAGCAGGTGCGGGCCCAGTACGCCTATCTCTTCCAGCTGGCCCAGCAGCTGAACCTGGCGCTGGACCGGGTGGACGTATCGGTGCCGGCGGCGCAGCAGGCCCGGCAGTCGGCCGCCTCCGTGGGCGCGGAGCTGACGGAGAGCTACGACCGGCTCAAGAGCCTGATCGTCAAGACCGCCGCAGTGGTGCGCCAGGAGATGGAGACGCTCCGGGCGGAGCTGGCCGGGGAATACATGGCCCTCTCGGACTTCGGCAGCTACGTGGAGCGGCTCAACGCCGTCATCGAGGCGGACCCCAGCGCCCTGACCCAGTACTACGACTACTTCTCGGAGCTGCGCGCCGACGTGGAGGCCGTCAGCGCCGGGTTCACCGCCTGGCGCACGGCGGTGGAGGGCAGCATCCGCACCGGCATCGTGGACTACGACGGCGCCACGCCCGTCTACGGCATGGCGGTGGGCCAGAACCTGGTGACCAGCGTGGACAGCGACAGCGGCGACACGATCATCGAGAAGAAGAACTTCCGGGCCGTCTACGCCGCCAACCGCCTGTCCTTCTGGCAGGACGGGGTGGAGGTGGCCTACGTCAGCAACAACCAGCTCTACATCACCGACGTGGTGGCCCTGCAGAACCTGTCGGTGGGGCCGTGGCGCGTCAGCGCCGGCGCCGACGGGCTGGCGGTGAAATGGATCGGGGGGTGAGGACATGGCTTCCATCTACGGCACGGCCGTGAACGGCTGGCAGCTGCGGCTGGACTACACGGTGAGCCAGGACGCGGCGGCGGGCACCTCCGCCCTGGCGGTGACGCTGTACATCTGCAACGGTACCGGCCGCTCCTACAACGAGAATGCCGACAGCTGCTACTACACCATTGCCGCTGACGGCAACAGCAGTAAAGTATATAACCCTTACAACTATCCCGCCAAGGGATGGTACACGCTGGGCAGCCGCGCCGTCACCGTGACCCACCGGAGCGACGGCACCGGCAGCGTGACGCTCGCCGGCACGTGGCACAGCGGCTTCGTCAGCAGCTACACGCCGGCGGAGCTGTCCGTCTCCGGGGCGGTGACGCTGCCGGCGATCCCCCGGGCCAGCACGCTGGCGGCCCCCGGCACGCTGACCATGGGCGCGGCCAAAACGCTGACCATCCGCCGCGCCGACAGCGGCTTCACCCACACGCTGACCTACCGCTTCGGCGCCGCCTCCGGCACCGTCGCCGCCGGGACGGCCGCCGCCTCCCTCAGCTGGACGCCGCCCGCGTCCCTGGGGGCCCAGATCCCGTCGGCCGCCTCCGGCACGGTGACCTTCACGCTGCAGACGTACAGCGGCGGCGCGCTGATCGGCACCACGGAGCGCACCGCCGTGCTGCAGGTGCCCGCCTATGCGCCCACGGCGTCGCTGGCCTTTACCGCGGCGGCGACGGCGGGGGACATCGTCAACGCCAACGCCGTGGTGGACGACTGGCGCGTCGGCGGCGACCGGGTGGCGGTGAAGGGCTTCAGCCGCCTCCACTACCGGATCACCGGCGCCACCTCCTACGGGGCCTCCATCACCGGCTACCAGGCGGTGATCGCCGGCACCGGCCAGACGCTGACGGCCCGGGAGGCCACCTCCGCCGTGCTGACGGCCGCCAACGGCGCCGTCAAGGTGCGGGTGAAGGACAGCCGCGGCAAGTGGTCGGCCTACGTGAGCCGGTCCGTGACCGTGTACGACTACGCCCACCCGTCCCTCACGGCCTCCGACGCCTTCCGCTGCGACAGCGGCGGCGCGCCGTCGGACACGGGGTCGTATCTGCGGGTGCTGTGCGCCGGCAGCGTGTCCCCGGTGGGCGGGTGCAACAGCCGCACCGTGCGGGAGCGGCACCGCGCCGCCGGCGGCGGCTGGAGCGCCTGGACCGCCCTGACCGACAGCACGGCCAAAACCGTAAACGCCGGCCTGTCGGCCACCGCCTCCTACGAGGTGGAGCTGTCGGTGACGGACGCGCTGGGCCACAGCGCCTCCACCCGCTATCAGATCCCCACCGCGTCGGTGACGCTGCACCTGCGCGCCGGGGGCGGCGGCGCCGCCTTCGGCAAATACGCCGAGTACGACGGCGCCCTGGACTGCGGCGACTGGAGCGTGATGGGCCGGGTGCTGGGCCTGGGCCGTGCCCGGGCCGCGGTGCCCGCCGGCGCCGACCTGGACGGCTACACCGAGCCGGGGGTCTACGGCGTCACCAGCGGGACCACCGCGCAATCCCTGGCCCACTGCCCCTCTTCCAACGCCGGCACGCTGCGGGTGTGGATCGCCGGCGGCTCCGCAGGCCTGACGTATCTGGTGCAGGAGTATGTGACCCGCCTGGGCGCCTCGATCCGGCGGAGCACGGCGGACGGCGGCGCCACCTGGACCGGCTGGGAGACGCTGGCCACCCGCGGCTGGGTGGAGGAGGCGGTGTCCGACGCCGTCTCCGCCGCGCTGTTCGGCCCGGGCACGGCGCTGGCGGGCACGGAGACGCTGACGGCGCTGGCGCCCGGCCGGTACGAGGCGGCCAGCGGCGCCGTGGCGGCGGCGCTGCGGGACGTGTCGTCCGACAACTGCCCCACCGCCTCCAACTTCGCCCTGTGGGTGTATGACCGGGTCTCGGCGCCCCGCAGGGGCCTGCTGCTGCTGGATGCCGCCGGCGGCCTCTATCTGCGCCAGCAGTCCGGCGCCTCCGCCTGGACCGGCTGGAAGCGCTTCACCGGCGCCGAGGCGTGAGGGGCGCTTTTTCAACGAGGAAAGGAGATATGTGAACATGCCATCTACGTATCAGCCGCTGCTGCAATACGGCAGCCGGGGCGACGCGGTGCGCCGCCTGCAGAGCCTGCTGAACCAGCGGGGCTACAGCCTGGATGTGGACGGCGGCTACGGCCCCCTGACCCGGGCCGCCGTGACGGACTATCAGAAGAAGAACCGCCTGCGGGTGGACGGCGTGGTGGGCAGCGAGACCTGGGGCCACCTGCTCTCGACCCCCGCCGCCGCCGGGACCGCCGCCCCCACCACCGGCAAGCAGGTGCTCTCCGGCGTGTCGGACGAGACGGCCGACCGGCTCTACCGGCTGGAGCAGGGCTACAGCCCCTCCGCCGAGGCGCTGGCCGCCCGCTCCGAGTACGACAGCCTGGCCGCCGCCCGCCCGGCGGCCTACCGCTCGTCCTTCGACGAGCAGCTCGCCGCCCTGTACGACGAGATCGCCGGGCGGGAGCCGTTCTCCTACGACCCCGCCGCCGACGTGACCTATCAGCGGGCGGCGGAGGACTATCAGCGCCGGGGCCGCACCGCCATGGAGGACACCGTGGGCCGCGGCGCGGCCCTGACGGGGGGCTACGGCTCCAGCTACGCCCAGGCGGCGGGCCAGCAGGCCTACGGCCGCCAGCTGGAGGAACTGGCCGCCCTGATCCCCCAGCTGGAGGAGAACGCCCGGGCCCGGTATGAGGCCCGGGGCGCGGCGGCGGAGCGGCAGTATGACCGCCTGCTCCGGCAGCAGCAGGAGGAGTATGACCGCTGGCAGCAGGGGCAGGAGGACTGGCGCGACGCGCTGGAGTCGGCCCGCAGCGCCGCCGAGACGGCCGAGAGCGCCGACCGGGCCGCCTGGCAGCAGGCCCTGCGCTACTACGCCGACCGGGCCGCCGCGGAGCAGAAGGCCAGCGACGCCGCCGCGGAGCGCACCGGCACGCCGGTCCGCGCCAACAACGGCAGGGCGCCGTCCCCGGAGAGCGGCAAGGGCTCCCTCAGCTCCACGGCGGCGGAGAGCCTGAGCCGGGCCATGGGCAACTACCTCACCGCCGGCAACGCCGACGCGGCCGAGAGCCTGGCCCGCCAGTACGCCGCCCGGCTGACCCCGGCCCAGAAGAAGAGCTTCCGGGCCCTGTTCGCCAGACACGGCGTGCAGATCGCGCTGTAGGCGCCCCGCCCCTGCGGAGCCCTCACCCCCACAGGCCCTCCGGCCCGCCGCCGGAGGGCCTGCGCCGCGTCCGCACGCCCCGACCATAAACCACACTTATGCCTCCTATCAAAAAATGCACGGAAACTTTTCTCCAAAAAACGGTTGACAGCGGCGCTTTAGCGTGCTATCATGCAACCAATCCGCCCAGGCGGACGAGAAACGGGGAAGGGAGAACGCTGACGATGACGCGCTGCAACGCCATGATGATGCGCCTGATGTGCATGGACATGTCCATGTGCATGATGCGCCGCGCGCAAAATCGTCAAAGCCTTTCCTGACACCGGCTCCGGCCGGGCCACAACAGCCCATGGCGGCGGAAAGCTTTGACTTTCCGCCGTTTTTATTTTGCCGAAGGGAGATGACGCGGCATGGCCGCCTGCTACGAGCTGCGAATGTGTCCGCCGGACACAGAGCGATGAAAGAGAGCGCCGCGATCCGCGGCGGGATGAAAAAAGTTTTGTACAAACCAAAAAATGATGAAATAAAAGGAGATATCACCATGAAAAAGCACATTCGCGCCTCTGCGCTGATCCTGTCCCTGCTGCTGACCCTGTCCCTGGTGCTGACCGGCTGCGGCGGCAAGAAGACCACCATCCAGATCGCCGTGCCCAACGACACCACCAACGAGGCCCGCGCCCTGCTGCTGCTGGAGGCCAACGGCATCATCAAGCTGAAGGAGGGCGCCGGCATCACCGCCACCAAGAACGACATCGCCGACAACCCCTACAACGTGGAGATCGTGGAGGCCGAGGCCGCCCAGCTGCCCAACGTGCTCAAGGACGTGGACTACGCCGTCATCAACTCCAACTTCGCCATCAACGCCGGGCTGAACCCGGTGAAGGACTCCCTGCTGATCGAGGGCGGCGCCTCCGCCTACGCCAACATCCTGGCCGTCAAGGAGGGTCGGGAGAAGGAGCCCGTGGTGCTGGCCCTGGTGGCCGCGCTGCAGAGCCAGGCCGTGGCCGACTTCATCGCCCAGCAGTACGGCGGCAGTGTGGTCAGCACCGTGGCGACCCCCGGCGACGGCTATGACGCCAGCCTGGACTACGCCGCCCTGAACGGCGCCGCCATCACCGTGGCCGCCTCTCCCACGCCCCACGCCGAGATCCTGGCCGTCGCCAAGGACATCCTGGCCGCCAAGGGCATCACCCTGACCGTGCAGGAGTTCAACGACTACGTGGTGCCCAACACCGTGGTGGAGGACGGCACCCTCGACGCCAACTACTTCCAGCACGTGCCCTATCTGGATGACTTCAACGCCGAGCAGGGCACCCACATCGTGTCCGTGGCGGGCATCCACGTGGAGCCCATGGGCCTTTACGGCGGCAAGCAGTCCGACCTGGGCGCGCTGGGCAAGTAA